TTAATTGAGAAGACACCATTCCTTTCAGTTGTGATTGCAACAGCAGATGCGTTTACACCTGTTGCAGATCTTGAAGTTGAAATGAATACTGTTGGTAATGATGTATAACCAGATCCATCATTAAGTATTGTGAGTGAATTTAAGAATCCAGACTGAGCAGGTGCAAGAGTTGCAGACGCAGTTGCTGTTGCTCCTGATCCAACAAGATTGAGAGTTGTAATAAATCCTTGATCTTCAATCTCAGAATCAATTGCATCTACACCAGTATCAATAACCTCATCCTCATATTCAAAGAGTTCACACTGAAGTTGATAAACATAATTTTTACCTAACTGATAGAAAGGTTGCTCATGTTCTACAAACTTAACTTCAAATAATCTTGCTCCTAATGGGAAAAATATTAAATCACCTTCTCTTGGCCTTGACCCTAATTCATAATCAACTGAATCTAAAAATGGTGCGATAAAATCTGTGAATCTTTCTTGTGATATTGTAAGTGTAACTTCATCTTTTAGACTTACACCAAACTTTGTCATAATATCTCCAGCACCTGAATATCCTTCATAGGTATTCACATATGCTTCCAATAAAAAATTATCATCAAATTTTGATGATTGAACTTCTTCTATAATTGATGTTTTATTTACAAATTTTCTAGGAATATAAGTAATCTCTACCCCATAAATTTGCAGTTGCTCATTTATGAGATTTTGTATTAATCTCTGTTCACCGGGAGATCCTTGTAGAAAAAAGGGATTGAGTGCCATACATTCTACCCGATAAAGTCAAGAGGAGGTAACTCGTATTCGAGTTGCATCTTCTGTTTAATTGCATCTAATTCTCTTTGGCCATCGTCATATATTTCTCTTCCATTCAACTCCAATCCACCCGGAAGTTTAACTCCTCTAAACTTAATTAAATTCTGACCCCACTGTCTTTTTAGTAATGCAGTAAAATACATCTTTAAGAATGGATCATTATAAACCTTTGTGAAAGTGTTTGGATCTAAAATTCTTTGACAATCAATAACTATAAAATCACCAGCATTCATGGAGTTATAATCCATGTCAAGATATAAACGATTTTGCTTCTTATTAAATCTTATTTGCTTATCTGGTGTAAGTAAAAAATCAATATCTTCAAGATATGATTTTGTCATCGAATACTGTAAAAGTTCAACAGAGTTGAAATAATATAAGTCATTTAAGAATAACTGATATTTGATACTGAACATACCACCAGATATTGAACTACTATCAAACTTAAATATTTTTTCAATTCCAATTACAGATTCTGGAACCTGAATAAAGTTTGAGTTCTCAACAAAATTTGATGTAGTAGTACCGTATCCACTTATTGTGGTTGAAGTTCCTGTTGTTGTTACAATACCTGCAGTTGTAGTAGCATCTGTTTCAGATGTGGCCTTACCTCTATCAATTTCATCTTGAGTAAACTCGTGTTTGAGAAACATTTCCTCAACACCATCAAAATGTCTTTCATTAAAGACCTGTATCGAATCATCTAACAAGTCATCAATCTGATCATCATCAATATTAATTTCCAGCACGGGAGCACCTAGTTGCCTAAGTCCGTAGTCAATTAATCCTTGTCTTGATGATGGTTGTGCCATTATTCTGCTTCTACCTCAGATGCTAGGTTTTCATACTTAGTTTGCCACTCAAGTGCTTCTGCTGCTAATTGAGTTTTTTCATCATTAAAGTCTGTCATTACAGTTGTCAATTTCGCTTCCAAAAGAATATTTTGGTTAGTTAATGTAGAAATTTTTTGATTATAGATTTTAATCAAAGTGTTTACATCAACATCATTATTTGAGTTTGTCATTGTTTAGGCTAGAAAGTTCCCCCGTCGATCGTCGTTGTCCACATGGGTTTGCTAGTGTATGTAGTCGAGACAGCAGAAGGTGTTTTTCCAGTACCAGCACCGTTCAATATAAGATCAGCAGAAGTGTTAAATGTTCCAGTTACACCAATCAAGGTAACAGTGGTTCCAGATGATGATGTCTTTACAACACCTTGCTGTGTTCCACCACCTGCTTGAGTAACTAAATCACCAGCAGTTACTGCTTGAGAACTACCCAATGTAATTGCAATCTCTGTAACCGCAGTTAGTAACTGAGTTGAAGTAATTGTTGCTGCACTTGGAGCAGTGGTTGAGTTCTGTAAACCAGCATTATCAAAGTATACAATACCATGAGTTGCAAAGTCACCTGTCTGATAATAGATACCTTTGATATCTAAATTACCTCTTGTACCTGTTACAACTTCATTTGTGACTGTTGCATCAGGGATGTATGTGAAACTTCTTGCTGGTGCAGAACTGTTTTCACCAGTTCCGTCATTATATCCAAAGAAACCTATTTTAGTATTGGCAGTACCAGCAGCAGTATTGTAGTTGAATGAAATACCACGATCTGTGTTAGTATCATATGCATGAGTAACAGTCAACTGAGTTGTTGTTACAATACCTGCAGTTGTATTATTACTAATAAAGATTGTACCAAGACCAACTCCACCAGCTGGAGGAATGTATGAATGGACTGAACTGTTACTTGGAATACTTGAACTTCCTGTAACAACATCACCTGTGTTAACACCAACTACAGAGTCTATTACAATTGTAGATGATCCAGATCCAACTGTTGTCATTACAGTTCTGATACTGGTAACATCACCAACCTTCATGATTGCATCATTTAGAGTTGCAGTTGTGGAGTTAACAGTTGTTGTTGTTCCATCAACTTGTAAGTCACCTTTGATGATAACTGTACCTTCATTACTTAATCCATCAGGATATGGGTCAATGAATAGTTGGTTTCCACCACCTGCTCTTGTAGCAATAATATTTGATGAAATACCAATATTATCAACTTCAATTCCACCTGTGATTGCAAGTTTTCCACCAAAGGTTGAAATACCAGTTACATTTAAGTTTCCACCAATATTAACATTCTTCTCTACACCTAATCCACCCTCTGTAAATATTGAACCTGTATCCTTACTATTTGATTGAGTTGCAATATTAATTCTTACATCAGCACCAGTTATATTTAATTGATCTGTACCATTTTCATCATATTCAATTTTTGAATCCTTACTTGTACCAAATGTCAAGAAAGTATCATCAGGAATAACAACTTCACCTGATCCATTTGGATCAATGGTTATATCTCCATCAGTATTAGATGAGGATAATGTATTTAAATCAAGTGTTAAGTTATCTACATTCCACTGGTCAACTTTTCTATTCTGATCTAATATCGCAACAAATCCGTTGGACGCTGTAGTTGGGTTTGATTGACTGGCAACCAATCCTGGCCCATGTGCCATTAAGTCTGTGAAATATCTACCACCAACGACATCCACATTACCTGCGTTGTCACCGACAAATAGTCTTTCACCTTTATTCGCTTGTGTTCCAGCTCCGATGGTTAAACCAAGTTCACCGAAATTAAGACTCGAAGGAGCAGTTGCACCCGTCGATCTTTTTACTCGTATAATGCTGGCCATTTAAAAACTTCCTCCGTTAATGTCCAAATTCTGTGTTGCTCCCGGTGTTAACTCAAGAGTTGCTGTAAATTTTGCTGTTGTTGCATCATAAACAAGAACCATTCCGTTTTGTGGGTCGGTTACTTCCACATCAGACAAACCCGCTAGGGTTCCACTAACATTACCTGCTAGTGAAGAAACAACTTTTACAGCGTTCTGTTGTCCTACTCTGACTTTTATGTTTGCCATTAGCGTGTGACTCCTTGCCTTACTAAAACGGATCCTTCCACAACTCGTGTGACTTCACCTGCACTATCGGACACGACTACATCATAGACATATCGGCCGGGTTTAATTGAAGCAGTTGTAGTACTTGTCAACCCAATCTGTATTTTTCCTAGTGATGCATCTGCTACAGATGCTGTAAATGTACCCGCAATGCCTGTACTCCCTGCATGCTTTCTCATTTGTGATGAGATAGTGAATCCAGCGATATCTAAGGCAGAATTAGAAGATACATTCTCTAATTCAAATTGTTGTTGGAATGTTGAACCTGTATTAATTACAAGGTTACTGACATATACTGCTGCCATCTATTCAATAATATGATGATCTATGTTATATTTATATTTGATATATTCCGAGTATTAGGACTGCTTATTAACTAATTCACTAAGTAGTGATTTTAGTAGATCAATTTCATCTCTCATCTCATCAAGACGATCTTGTTGAGACTGTTTTTTGATTTTTGATCTCATGTACATATTATATCCTGTGTTATCACAATTTATAATTGCACCCGATTTTTCATCTCGATAGAGATGTTTATGTCCTTCTACTGGAATCATGCTAAAGCAATTACTCTAAGATCTTTGAACTTAGGTGCTTCTGCTTCATTGGTTCCGTTAAATACGATTTTAATTTGGAATCCAGTGAACTCAGTTAAATCATCAGCAGTAAACTGATAATCTATAAACTCACCACTTGTGCTAGCTGGAACCTTAGAATCTGCACGACCAGTATTCTTAGATGCATCAACTACCAAATCTCCAAATCCATCACCATCTGTGTCTGTTAAGTTATCGAATCCGGGGAACAATTCATATGATTGTTCAATACCTTCCGAATCGGGTCTGAATAACTTATACAGTGTTCTGAAATCAGCAGATGTCTTTCTATCAGAACTAATTAAAACTTTAATTGATGTCGCTGGTTGCTTTAAGTCCACACGATTGGAAATATATATTCCCGAATGTGGATCACCAACATTTAGGTTGACCCTTTCATCATTTGCATAATCTGATACAGGTTTATTTAACCTGCTCCTACCAAAGATAAGAGAACCATTCATAGTATCTACAACAGGTGATAAATTTTCATCAGTTGTTGTAAATCTCATTGATAATGTGGTTGATCTATTTTTTGGTAAATCTGTCAATCTCGCTGTCTCATTGACAGGAGAAGCAACTAATCTTGTAGATGTCAATGGATTAATCTTATTCAATTCAATGCTTTCATAACCTTGATCTAAGAATGAAATCTCAGAACCACCAGCACTGGTTCCACTTACAGTTCTGATTTGAGAACTTAAAGTAGTTTTTCCTGGCTGGAGTGTATTAAATCTTGGGAATACACTATTAAATTGTATATTCTTAGATGCATGTATTTCAGTTCCACCACCAGATCTTTCATCAGTGAAAGATGCCATGATGTCATTTGCTGATAAATCAGGTAATCCTGTTCTACCAGATCCTCTTGGAACTTCAATATAGTAATTATCAATATCCTTCTTACTTGAAAGTAAGGCAGAACTTGGCATATCATGAACAGTGTTAATACCAGTTAATGATAAACCATTAAATTGATAACTGAATGATAGACTTCCAATCGCATGCTCACGAATTGCTGAACCATTGATTCCCCTTTCTGCAATTCCGATTGATGTAATTCCAATTGAATCGTATCTTATAATTTCGTTATTTACCTGTACATATCCTCTTGAAGTTGTAATACCCTCAAATGTTGCAAATTTAGTAGTATTTGCAGCACCAACTACAATAAAGTTATCAGTTAAACCAAGTTCAGCAGTTAAAGGTGCTGGTTCGGTTGTTGGTGAAACATTTGATATCTCAACTTTATTATTTGCAGCAGACATACCATGACCATACTGAGATACTTCAAGTACATTACCAGAAAATAGATCACTTACCACTGTGTTGCTTGTAATATCTACAGCACCTGATTGTGGTACAGCACCATTAATAACCAAATCTTGTCCAAGTGTGTAATTTTCTCCCTGAACATTAGTTAGATATAGTGTATCTACTCCACTTATAGCATCAATACTAATTTGTGCACCACCACCAGAAACCATATCTGCAGTTGTAAGTCCAACAAGGTCTCCTTTTGAATAACCATGTCCTTTTTTACTAGATGTGATTGATACTGCACTTGGAACTCCACTAGTAATTGTTACAATACCAGTAGCACTCGATCCAGCACCAGTGATTGCAAATAAATTAACATTCGTATAAACTCCATCAGAATATCCAGCACCTACTCGTGAAACAGTCAATGCATTATTTGAAGTTGCA